TCGAACACCTCACGCGCCACCTGACGGCGCCTCGCTGACGACGCCTGCAGCCGCTTCATGTGCTCGTCAGACCACTCCGTCGCCAGATCAGAACGGCTCGTCATCACCCACCGCCTGCTCGTAGTCGGTGAGCTTCTCCCCGTAGCGGGCTTCCGCGACCCAGCGATCGTGACGCCGGCGGGCCGTGCCGCAGGGACCGCAGTCGTTGAACCGGCCGTTGGGATGGTCGGGACACCCGATCGGGGGAGCATCCATCAGCAGCGGCCTGGACGGCGGGACGGGCTTTCTCTCCTGCCCGTCCGACCACACCGCCCACTGGCTCGCCCGCTGCCCCTGCTCCGCCCGCATCCGCTCGCCCGCCCGCGCCGCGGCCCTCTCCCGCGCTCCCCCCATAGCCATGGAGTTCCATGGAGAATCCGGGACAGGTGGCGGCGGGCACTCGTCGGGAGCTCCGCGCCTGTCCGCTCGCAACGGCTGGGTGAGCTGGATCCACTCGGCCCCGTCCGCCCGATACAGGCTCAGGAACCCCGACTCCTGCAGCATCAGCAGATGCGTCTCGACGAGGTCGGTCGCATCCCGGCCCGGGTAGATCTCTCCCGCGATCAGCTCCGGCACGCACTCCCGGCGTCCGAACACGTCCGTGCTCTTCGTCCACAGTCCGATCGCTGTCGGCTTCGCTTCGTGCGGCGCCTGCAGATACCCGCGGAACTCCAGATCCGTCGCGCTGATCATCCGCTGTTTCCTCATTGACACCCTGGTCGTTTCCCTTCGCGAATCCCTCGAAACACAGGTCGATGGCGAGCTGGAGGTGGTGCTCGTCGACGATGAAGCACTCCGACCAGCCCCGCCCCAGGAACAGCAGGTCACGGGCCTCGTCCTCGTTGCGGAACGCTTTCGGGAACCAGCGCTCCAGGATCGGCAGCGCCTCCGCCTCCCACGTCTTGTCCGTCCCGCGGGCGAGGACGAGCACGTGACCACCAGAACGGGTCATCATGTCGATCCGCGCCCACTGCGACGTGCGCCCCAGCTTCAACACCGCCTCACGCGGCCAGTACACGACGTACGTCATCGCGAACTCCGGCATCCCAGCCATCAGAACGGCACCCCCGACCCAACCTCGGACTCGTGCACCCGCTTCGTCGCGGACACCAGGAACCACCTCTGCCCGTCCAACGCCTCCACCGGGGTCTCCTTCGCCCGCTGCAGCGTCAGCAGGTTCGTCGCGGCCTTCCGCACCCACAAGCCCCGCTCCTCCAAGTCGAGGAGCGTGAGCGCGCCGGCATCCGCCTTCGCGCCGTTGCACAGCGAGCACGCCGCGATCAGATTCGCCGGGTGATCGAGCACCGTCGACCCGCCCATGCCACGGTTCGCGCGATGATCCGTCGTCTGCGCCTCACCCAGACACACCGAGAGAGCCAGCAGACAGAACCCACCATCACGCTCGATCACCTCACGCTTTGTCTTCACTGAGACGGTCATCCCACGACCTCCGCGAACACGAGATCCCACGCGCCCCGCTGCGCCGGCTCGGCGAGCAACGCGCCGAGCACGGCCGCACCCATCACCGGAGGGACCGCGTTCCCGATCTGCAGGCGCTGAGCCGTCTTCGTGCCGCGCCAGGCGAAGTCGGCGGGGAAGGACTGCAGGGTCGCGGCTTCGTCGCGCGTGAGCTTGAGCGAGGTCGCGTTCTGTTCACCGTGCTCGTGATGCTCCCGCGCGGTGATGCGCGGGTCAGCGGTCACCGTGGTTGCCGGAGCGTCCGCCCACTTCCACACGAACCCTCCGGGGGCGCGGCCGCCGCCGTTCGCGCGCAGCGTCGGGGCCGGCTGGTCCGCTCGCCGGCCGGGACGCTCCCCGTACCGCTCGGTCTGGCCCTTGCCGCGCAGCGCATGAGCCTCCCGGGGATCATCCGCATCCCAGCCGAGCGCCTCGGCCATCGACACCCACTTCTGCACGCCCTGGTCGAGGCGGCCGGGATCGGTGGAGTAGTAGCGGGAGTGCGTCGGGGTCGGGGGCTGCACCTTCCCGTCGAGGCGGGCCATGAGGATCGCCCGCTTCCGCGTCTGCGGGACGCCGTACTGCTCGGCGCGGAGGATGCCCGCCCACACCGAGTAGCCGAGCGTGCGGAGCACGGCGGCGATCGCGTGCCACACGGGCAGCACCTCGGGAACCTGCTCCAGCGCGACGAGCTCGGGGCGGTGCGCCCAGATGTGCGCGAGGGGAGTCAGGACGAGCGCCGTCCGCGGGTCCATCACCTCCGTCAGGCCATGCAGCGCGGCGGGGTCCTTCCACAGCTCCCCGTCGATCGCGTCGAGCACGTCGGCGAGCGCCTTCCGGCCTTCCCCGTTCCCGGCCATGCTGAAGGTCTGGCACGGCGGCGACGCGATGTAGAGCCGATGGGCGGGGACGAGCCACGGGTGGAACAGCGCGGACCACACGTCGCGGGCGATGGTGCGCATGCCGTTCGCCGACCGCGACCGGATCGCCGCGGGCGCCTTCTCGATCCCGAACTCGCGGATCCCGAGCCGGTGGCACGCGACACCCCACCCCACTCCCGCGAACGCGTCCACGGCGACAACCGGGGGCGTCATGCTGTGCCTCCGAGCCTGGTCAGCAGCACGCCGGCGTCGGGAAGAGCCTGCGAGGCGCGCGTAACGGCGGCTGTTGCCCGGTCGCCGTATCCGAAGATGCACAGCGGCATCGAAGCGCGCTTGCCGGCGTGGGAGGGGTGCACGAACGCGAAGTCCTTCATGTGCCAGATGGCATCCGCGGTGCGGAGCATCGAGAGGAACCACCGGCTGTTCGCGACGGGGCCGAGCCAGATGCCGTTGCCGTGCGCGATGAAGCGTTCCGCCCACGGGGTCGCATTGCTGAACGGCGGGTTGCACCACACGAACCCGTGCCACGGCTGCAGCAGCCCGTCGTCCTCCCGCGTGTAGCGGGTCGTCGCCGGCACGAACGTGTCCAGGCCGACCGGGGACGCCGGGTCGGTGTCGAACGTCTCGCCGAGCGCGGCGAGCAGCCACGCCGGCGTGAAGCGTTCATCTGTCTCGGGCCCCTGGATCGGGACGCTGAAGAGAGCCTCCATCTCAGTCCTCGTCTCCCGCTCCGCTGGTGGGCTGGATCAGCGCGGTCGCGCGGAGGTTCGCGCCCTCCCAGAAGTCCAAGATCGCCGGGCCGGGCTTCCCGGTCGATCCGACGGTGTACGCGATCACGGGCACCGCGGTGAAGGACGTCTGCAGGTGCTGCGTGTCGGCGAGGTGGGACAGGGCGAGCGCATGCGGGGCGGATGGCTGCGAGCTGCGGGCGATGTCGATCATCCGGCCCGTGTTCGGGTACGCCTCCCGCGCGAGGGGAGCGTCGAACCGTGCCGACGGTGCGGCCTCGTCGTCCCACTCCCGGTACACCGCTGCGACCCAGCCGGCGACGCTGTTGTCGTCCTTGATCGCGGGGACGGTGAGCGTCAGGTGCGCGACCGGTTCGATCAGCGAGTCCCGCTTCGGCTTGAACGTGCGCGCGTTGCGCTTGGCCCACACGAGCACGTCCCGCGGGATGACCGCCTCCACCGGGTCCACCGGTGCGCGCAGCGACAGGTGCATTTGGTGGATCCGGTATCCGTCGGTGGCGACGGCGATCGCGGAGAGCCCTTCAGCGACGATGTGCGCGTGGCAGCGGACGCCGAAGACCTCGTCGGTCGCGGCCGCGGCGAGCAGGCCGGAAGCCAGCCACCCCAGGTCCGGGGTGGACATCTTCAGATCGCGGGTCACGACGATGTCGGACGCGTCGATAGTCGTGGTGGTCATGAGTGCTCCGCCCGGTAGTTGGCGTTCAGGGACCTGAGGAGGTCGATGTCTTTGTCGAGGGTCTTTCGGAGCTCGCGGCCGTACTCGAGGCGCAGCTCCGCGTCATCGGCTGCCTCGCGGGTGGTCTGGACCTTCTCGTCGCTGTCGACGAGCGCCCGCGCGTCCCCCACCGACCAGCCCTCGTCGCGGTAGCGGGCGAACGCGAGAGCGCGGGCGACGACGAGATCCCGCTTGGCGGCTTTCAGCGCGCCGGAGAGCTTGTCCAGCGCCGCCGGCGCGTCCGCGAGACGCTTCCGGGCGATCAGCATCGCCCCCGCCACCTGCACCGGAGAGGGGAACATGCCCGCGATCTCCTCCTCATCCAGCCCCGCGATATGCAGGGGGACGAGGGCGGACTCCGTCTCGTCGACCTCCCCGGTCACCGGGTTGACCGCGTCCATCACTGGCCCCTGTCCTTGCGGGCGAGGGCGTCACGCATCGCGGCTTCCACCGACGCCACCGGACGGGACTCGTCCCGCGCGGTCTGGGTCTCCCTGTTGCCCTTGCGGGGGCGGCGGCGCTTCGGCTGCGCGGGCTTCTCAACCTCGGCGGGCTTGGCCTGCTCCGGCTTCTCGGCCTTCTCGGGCTTCTCGGGCGTCCATGCGTCGCCGGCGGGCTGCTCGGAGAGCTCGCGGCGGCGCGCGCGGAGCTTGCCCTCCAACTGCACCGTGACCGCGCGGGCACGCTTCATCCGCTTGTGGAGCACGTCGAGGTCCTCGACGGTCTGCACCGCGGCGATCGCCGCCTCATAGCCCGCGGCATCGTCCGCACTCTTCCCCTCGGGTGCGGGCGGCGTGGTGGGGGCGGCGGGGTCGATCTCGTCGGGCTCGCGGCGCGCGCCGATCACGTCGCGGAACGCCCGGCGCAGTGCCGCGCGCAGCACGTACGCGCCGAACAGCTTCATCGGCTTCGCCAGCCACAGCTCTCGCCACGCCTCATCGGCTGGGAGGGACTCTTCCCACGACACGATCACCGTGATGGGGTGAGAGATCCCCTTGCGGTAGACGGTCGCGCGGGCCAGTGCGGGCGGGGTCTCGCGGTCAAGCCAGAATGGCGTCCACGCGAGGCCGAGCATAGTGGTCTCGCCGCTGTTGAACTCGGGGGCCTCGGCCCCGTCGAACTCTCCGCTCTCGATCGCGAGGCGCTCGTACTCGGCGAGGGTCTGCGCGACGTCGTCGGTCGTGGGGGTGGTCACTGGTCGTCTCCCTTCGGCTGCACAGGCAGCAGCCGGCGCGTCTTGGTGGTCTTCGCGTATATCTCCGCGGCCGCGGCCTCTGCGGCGGCGAGGCGGGCCTTCAGGTCCTGCACCTCGGCGTACCCGTCGGGCTCCGCGGTCCTCCATGCGGCCTCGTCGAGGACCTGCTTCTCGGTCACCGAGTACGTGAATCCGCCCCTGGCCGAGGACGCCTTCCACCCGGTCTCGTCGGAGTCCTCACGGCGAGCGATCAGCGCGCGCACGCGCCCCTCGAGCGTCTTCGCGACCGCGACGGCCGCGTCCCGGCGTGCGACCGCGTCCAGCCACGGGCCCACGACGTCTGCGAAGTCCTCCGGGAGGTCGTCGTCATCGACCGGGGCGCCGGCGTCTCGCCATGCGAGGTACGCTTCCGCGCGCTCCACGAGCACGCTGATCCGGTCGTCGTCCCGGTCCACCCACCGCACCGACGGTGCGTCCAGGGTGGGCTCCCCGTCCTCGCCCATCACCTCCCGCACGTACGCCCACGTCCGGAAACCGAGGACGAACATGCCCCACTGCATCTGGTCGTAGTGATCGGCGGGGATCGATGAGAGGTCCTTGCCGTGGTCGTGGGACTTTGCCTCCGCCCCGAAGCCACGGCCGACACCATCGGGCGTCGCCATGAACCGCGGGTTCACCACCGCGGCGTACAGCTCGCCTTCGGCGCGGATCTCCTCCCCGAGCATGTCGGCGAGGTACGCGATCAGGAACGGCTCACGCTCATGACCGCGACGCGTGTGCCGGTTCCCCTTGAACGAGCCCCCGTTGAGCTGATCGTCGAGGATCCGCCGCCACGTCGACTTCGATCCCGACGCGATCGCGTGGATGATCGACGCGGTCACCCCGGTGCCGCGCACCTCGTGCCAGTGATCCTCGTTGCCCGATGTCGCGACAACCGTCGCGGTCGTCGCACTGTCGATGATGGTCATGCTTCCCCCTTCATGGCGAGGCGCATCGTCTTCGCCGCACGCCCACTGGTCGTCTTCCCCACGCCGTCCTCCACGACGGCGCCCTTCTTCTTCAGCTGCGCGACCGCTGTCCGCAACCGCGACGGGCTGTACTGGTGCACCCCGTTCAACTGCCACACGCGCTGTGCGTGACGCCGCTCCACCGCCTCCGCCGTGACCGGACGCCCCGCCTCCCGCAGGATCGTGAGCACCTCCACCTCGGACGCCTCCAACGCCTCCGCGCTGATCGAATCCGCCGCCGCTTGCGACGTGAGCCCATCGGCCCGACGCGCACGAGCGTCATCACCGGTGAGCTGCGACAAGATCGCCGGGCCGGCCATCACGCACCCACCAGCACGATCACGAGCGCGCACACCGCGACGAGGAACGCCACCGCGCCGGCGACCATCCACGCCGAATCCGCCGCATCACGCGGGGAACGGGACTCGCGCAGCACGCGGACCAGTTCCGCCTTGCGCGCGGGGTCACCCGCCGGCCTCGGATCCGTTTCGATATGCTTCTGCTGGGACATCATGCTGTCCTTTCCAGCGCCGCCCCGGGGTCCAGCCCGGGCGGCGCTTCTTCGTTGCTGAGACGCCGCGCTACACGCGATGCAGGTCGATGTCGTCGGCCTCGTCATCGAGAGCCGCGAGATACTCCTCGATCGAGTGATCCACCGGACACGGACAGCCCTCACACGAGAGATGCCGACCATCCCGGCAATCCAGACAC